GTTAAATTTTGGAGATTCAAACACAATTACAAAAACGAAGGTATCTTGGATAAAATCCTTCCTATTTGGAAAGCTAAAGGTGATATCACAGACGCAGAAAAAGGTCGTGACTTAATCATCGAACTTAAGAAAGCTAAAACTCCACAAGGAAAAGAGTATACCGTTATTCAAACGGTTATGTATGACGACCCTGCATTACTTCACGAAGATAAAGGAATCATGAGTGGATGGTTGGAAGATGAGTTAACATGGAATGATGTATATTCTAAAAAACCTGTTGAGTATTTAGAAGCAGTTGCAGTTGGAGAGACACCAATGTGGTCATCTGAACTTAAAAAATATGTTTACGGTGAGACTGCAGACATTTCTCTTGGGGGAGCAAAACAAGAAACACCAACCCCTGTTGACCCACAAGCAAACGAAGAACCGGCAGAAGATTTGCCATTCTAATTAAACTTTAACTTGGACACTCAGACAGACTAAGTGTCCAAGTTTTTTAAAATCAAAAAAAAATGAAACCTTTTTTAGCTGAAAAATTAAAAGACGCTCTTATAAAAAAATATGAAGCAGAGATTGCAGATGCAGAAGCAAGACTTTATGTTTATTTTGTAAACCCTGTTGGGATTGGAGAGCACCCACAACACACCGAAGAAATGGATAATTTAGTTACACAACTTACAGACGCAAAAGACAAGTTGGAGACTATAACAAATTTTAAAATTTACGAACTATAATGGCTATTAAAAAGAACGATTTTAGTTCACTAAAGAAAAAATTCTCTACGTCTGCAAAGTACAAACCTCAAAGATTCTTTGATTTAGGTTCTGATTTTTTAGATGCGGTTGGTTTACCAGGTCCCGCAATTGGACACTTAAATATGTTATTGGGTCACTCCGATACAGGAAAAACAACGGCACTTGTTAAAACTGCTGTCGACGCACAAAAGAAAGGTATTTTACCTGTGTTTATTATCACAGAACAAAAATGGTCTTTCGAACATGCAAAGATAATGGGATTTGAATGTGAAGAAGTTGTTGATACTGAAACGGGTGAACTTGATTGGGACGGATTCTTTATCTTTAATAACAACTTTGAATACATCGAACAAATTACAGATTACATTAATAGTTTGTTAGATGCACAAGAAAAAGGTGAATTGGATTATTCATTATGTTTCTTGTGGGATTCAGTTGGTTCCGTTCCTTGTAAGATGACTTATGAAGGTAAAGGTGGTAAACAACACAACGCTTCTACATTGGCGGACAAGATTGGAATGGGTATTAACCAACGTATTTCAGGTTCACGTAAATCTGATTCTAAGTTTGAAAATACTTTAATCATCGTAAACCAACCATGGGTTGAATTACCTGATAATCCATTCGGTCAACCTAAAATTAAAGCAAAAGGTGGTGAGGCAATTTGGTTAAACTCTTCTTTGGTTTTCTTATTTGGAAATCAAAAAGGTGCGGGAACTACAAAGATTACCGCAACCAAAGACAAGCGAACAGTTAAGTTTGCATCAAGAACAAAAGTATCCGTTATGAAAAACCACATAAATGGACTTGGGTTTGAAGATGGAAGAATAATTGTAACACCACATGGTTTTCTTCCTGGTAAAGATACAACTGAGGAGAAATCATCCATTGAAAAGTATAAGAAAGAATATGCTGAGTATTGGAAAGAGATAATCGGAGTTGATGGTGACTTTGATTTGAAAGCAGAAAGAGAAGAAGTAGAGTAGTAATAATTAAAAAACAAAAAAGTGACGAAAACCTTATTGGTTGATGGAAACAATTTGATAAAAATTGGTTTTCACGGAGTGAAAGATTACTTTCACAATGGACAACATATCGGTGCTATTTGGCACTTTTTGAATACTCTAAGAAAGTTCTTGGAAGAAACCAACTATAACAAAGTTGTCGTATTTTGGGATAGCAACACGAACTCTTCACAGAGGAGGTTGATATACCCCAAGTATAAATTAAACCGTAGAGACGATTCTAATGAGTTTAAACAAGCATCTTACGAAAGTCAGAAACAACGAGTTAAACAATATCTTGAAGAGATGTTTGTAAGACAAGTTGAAGTTGAAAATTCAGAGGCTGACGATTTAATTGCTTATTACTGCCAAATTTCTGAAGACGAGGAAAAAACAATTTTCTCGAGCGATAGAGACCTTACACAATTAATTTCTGAAAAGGTAACTATCTATTCACCATCCACAAAAAGATATTATAAGAATGGGGATACAATCAAAATGAGCGATTTTGAAGTTCCCCATTATAATGTCAAAACTATTAAAATCCTTACAGGTGATTCATCCGATAACATCGACGGTATTTTTTATTTAGGTGAAAAGACTTTATTTAAGTTTTTTCCTGAACTACTTGAAAAAGAAGTTGAATTATCCGATATTCTATCTAAGGGTGAAGAACTCCTTAAAGAAAATAAAGACAACAAATCATTACAAAATCTTTTGTCTGGTAAAACAAAAGAGGGTGTATTTGGTGATGAGTATTATGTGATAAACAGAAAGCTTGTTGATTTAAGTCAACCACTTATAAATCAAGAAGGTAAAGAATTAGTTGACGCATATTATTCAGAATCATTGGACCCTGATGGTAGGGGGTATAAAAACCTTATTCGTATGATGATGGAAGATGGGATATTTAAATACCTACCTAAAACAGATGATAATTGGATTTATTTTTTAAAACCGTTTTTAAAGTTAACAAGAAAAGAAAAGTCAAAATTCAAAAACAAAAAGTAAAATTATGAAAGAACAAAATGACGTAACTAAAGTTGAATTTCTTATCACATTAAATGATAATTTTGTGGTTCAAAGATTCTTTAATGTCAAGGGGTTTAACCCAAAAGCAAAAAGTAGTGTAGAGTTGATGAGCTACATGTTTGATTTAAGAACCGACTTACAAACAAAACTTAGAAATAAGTGTGTTGTTTATATGTTGGAAAATAGATTCCAAATTGAAGAGGACTCAAATGTGTTAGAGACATCTAATACTGATGGTCCTGAAATATTTAACATTATTTTAAGGGTAGGTAATGAGACAATTTGTCACTATATCATCGACGCTAAATTATACCCACCAAAGGTAAGATATACGCTGGACGTAAGGCCATCCATAAAAAACATATTAAGAGAACTTACTGACATTTTTTCAGCTAAAAATTTATCTTACAATTACCTAAACTATTCATTAGTTTAATCATATTTATCATATACAAAAAGAAAAAAATCATATAATATGTCAGACAAAAAAAGCTTCGGATACTTAGGAAATACCTTTCAAATTCAGTTGTTAAATAACATCATCGTATACAAGGATTTCTCAAATTCGATTCTCGAAGTCATTGACCCACATTACTTTGATAACCAGTATTTTCGTATCATTTGTCAAATGATTAAGGAGTATTATTCAAAATATGAACATACTCCTACATTTGATACTTTAGAACAACTAACAAAGTCAGAAATCTCCTCTCCAATGGCTCAGAAGAGTGTTTTGGACACATTAAAACAAGTAAAAGACGTATCTGATGAAGGTTCAATCTTCGTTCAAGAGAAGTCATTAAAATTCTGTAAACAACAAGAATTACAGAAGGTTATGACAAAGGCTCAATCAATCATTGATAAAGGTGAGTTTGAAAGTTATGACCACTTAGAAGAGATGGTAAGAGGAGCCTTACAAGTTGGTGAAGTTGATAAAGGAACAACCGACGTTTTCTTTAACCTTGATGAGGTTTTAGATGACGACTATAGACACCCGGTTCCAATTGGAATCCCTGGTATTGACAATCTTCTTCGTGGAGGTTTGGCAAAAGGAGAAATTGGCGTTATATTAGCACCTACAGGAGTTGGTAAGTCTACATTTACTACAAAAATTGCAAACCACGCATTTAATTTGGGATATAATGTTTTACAAATATTTTTTGAAGACAATCCTAAAATTATCCAAAGAAAACACATTACACTTTGGACTGGAATGCACCCTGACGATTTAACAGAAAATAGAGAAGATGTTATTGAAAAAGTAAGACACATCCAATCTACAAGAAAAAATAAATTGATAATGAAAAAGTTACCTTCAGACACGGTCACTATGAACCAGATTAAAAATCAGGTTAGAAAAATGATTGCTGAGGGTAATAAAGTAGATATGGTTATCTTGGATTACATTGATTGTGTGGTTCCTGATAAAATGTTGGGAGATGAGTGGAAAAGTGAAGGTTCGGTTATGAGAGCATTTGAGGCGATGTGTCACGAATTGGATATTGCAGGTTGGACGGCAACACAAGGAAATCGTAATTCGATTTCATCAGATGTTGTAACCACAGACCAAATGGGTGGGTCAATTAAAAAGGCTCAAGTTGGTCACGTAATCATTACGATTGCTAAATCATTACAACAAAAAGAAATGAACTTGGCAACCATAGCGATTACAAAATCAAGAATCGGAAAAGATGGTATTGTGTTTGAAAATTGTAAATTCGACAACGCAATGCTTGAAATAGATACAGAACAAAGTGTTACTTTCTTAGGTTTAGAAGAACAAAAAGAAGATAGAAACAGAAATAGAATCAAAGAGCTTTTAGAAAAGAAAAAGCAAAAAGAACAACAATCTTAAATTAATTAAAAATTATGGAAAAAATATTAACAGAAAACCCTGGTCGGTTCGTCATCTTCCCTATCGAACACAATGATATATGGGAATATTACAAACAACACCAAGCCGCATTTTGGACGGCAGAAGAGGTCGATTTAACAAATGACATCAGAGATTGGGAAAATTTAACAGACAACGAAAAATTCTTTATTAAGAACGTATTGTCATTTTTCGCGGCTTCAGATGGTATTGTAAATGAAAACTTGGCTGAAAACTTCTATCGTGAAGTTCAATATCCTGAAGCTAAGTTTTTCTATGGAATCCAATTGGCGATGGAAAACATTCACTCATTAATGTATTCATTATTGATTGATACGTACATCTCAAACGCCAAAGAAAAGGACGAGTGTTTCAATGCGATTGATAGACTACCTGCAGTTCAAAAGAAAGCTAAATGGGCATTAGAATGGATTGAAAATGCATCATTCGCTGAAAGATTAGTTGCGTTTGCTGCCGTTGAAGGTATCTTCTTTTCAGGTTCATTTTGTTCTATTTTCTGGATGAAATCAAGAGGAATTATGCAAGGACTATGTAATGCTAACTCACTTATCTTTAAAGATGAAAACTTACATTGTGATTTTGCAATTCACTTGTTGAATAACCACTTGGAAGAAAAACCATCTGAAAAAAGAATTAAAGAGATTTTGTTATCGGCTTTGGAAATTGAAAAAGAATTTATCACTGAATCCTTACCTGTATCTTTAATCGGTATGAATTCAAACTTGATGAAACAATATTTGGAGTTTGTTGTTGATGGTCTATTACTTAAATTCGGATGTAGTAAAGAATTTAATGTAGAACAACCATTTAAGTTCATGGAACAAATTGCGGTTGAAACTAAAGGTAATTTCTTTGAATCAAGAACAATGGAATACCAAAAAGCGAAGTTAAACGAAACTATAACATTCACAGACGATTTTTAAATTTTATAACATGTCATTAAAAATAATTAAAAGAGACGGAGACCTTGTGGCATTTAACCCACAAAAGATTTACAACCGAGTAAAGCGTTCCGCAAAAGGATTAAACGTTAACTCTGATGAAATTTTCATCAAAGTCATTACTTCTGTACCAACAGAAGGTAAAGTCACAACTAAAGAGTTGGATAAGTTAATTTATGAAATTGCTGCGGCATATACCGGAAGTCATCATGACTATTCAAGACTTGCATCTTCAGTTGCTATTTCATCTTACCATAAAGAAACTTCAGATAGTTTTTGTGATACCATGAAAGTTTTATATGGTGATGGTGTCGTTCATGAAGAGTTGATGAACAAGATAAATCAATACGGTGAAGAAAACATTGACTCCATAATCAATCATGAAAATGATTATAACTTTGATTATTTTGCTTGGAGGTCTTTACAAGAGATGTACTTGTTAAAAAGACCAACAGGGTTGGTTATTGAAAGACCACAACATATGTATATGAGAGTTGCGTTATGGGTTACAGATACGTTGGAACAGGCTAAAGAATATTACACCTCTTTATCAAACCAACTAATTTCCAAGGCGACACCTATCATGATTAACTCGGGTACAAAAGTTCCACAATTAGCATCTTGCGTATTACATTATAATGAT